ATTGAGCCGCCCGACCCACGCGTATATAAACACTGTTCCACAACCGCAAAGCCAATTTTTAAAATTCCTGACCACAAACACCCCACCCCCTAAAAATTTTAAAAAATTCCCAAGGTACCATGTCAAACGTTGGACATTACAATATAAAAAAATGCCCCAACCTTGCGAGCCGGGGCAAAAGATGGCAACTGAAACCATCAAGGAGAAGCAATGACTTGCGCCATCACCGAAAAGAAGTGTACACTAACACCAACGAGGCAACAAGTGCGACGCCAGCACTAACCCTACGCAATGCTAGAACATTTGATTTACGGCGAGTTTCATCCAGAGGTGGTAGACGCCACCGCGGAAGTCCTGTCTTTTGAAAAGGCAGACCCGGCCACGACCATCGACGCCAAAGTCAAGACGGCTGAGTGGCTGAAGAACTTAGAGCTTGAGGACGAAGAGATTGAGTCCAAGGCAGAACAAGAAGCCGCCCGTAAGTCTTTTGCAAGTCTCGTGACAGGCCAGCCTGTGGGCAATACGCAACAAGCGTTGGCTAATTTAAAGACTCCTGCTGCAGTGCAGCATTTGGTTGGGATGCTTACAGCCTATGACTGGGCGTTTGTCGAGCAGGCCAAAGAACTGCGGGGCTACGCAGTGGCTCAGATCCTAGAAGAAGTCAAACATCCAGACGCACGCATCAGGCTCAAGGCGCTAGACATGTTGGGTAAGGTCACGGAAGTTGCCCTCTTCACCGAACGGGTGGAGGTCAAGAAGACTGAGATGTCGGATGTGGAGCTAGAGACGCGAATCAAAGAGAAGCTCAACAGGTTCATGGGCGTGATTGATGTGATTGACGTTACGGCAGACAAAGATGAAGCCTGAAAACTTCACAACGCTCAGCAAGCTGGAGCTAGAAGCCATGGCCAAGGCCCTGCCGCACATGAGTGTTAGAGAAAAGATGGAGCTTTTTGACGACTTAGAGCTTCGTGAGTCCCGCGCCAAACTGCAGGCAGCCAAAACAAACATGCTGGGGTTTGCCCAAGCGGTGTATCCGGGCTTTAAGATTGGCCCCCACCACAGAAAGCTGGCTAAGATCTTTACAGATGTAGTTGAGGGCAAGAAAAAACGCGTGATTATCAACATCGCGCCTCGTATGGGTAAGTCTGAGTTCTCCTCATACCTGTTCCCTGCGTACTTTTTGGGTAAATATCCCGAGAAAAAGATCATCATGGGCACGCACACTGCGGGTCTGTCAGAAGACTTTGGCCGTCGCATCCGTAACTTGATTGATTCAGATGAATACAGAGAAGTTTTCCCAAGCACCATGGTGGCTGACGACCAGAAGGCGGCTGGTAAGTGGTCTACAAGCGCTGGCGGTCAGTACTATGCTGCTGGTGTCGGGGGCGCTCTTGCTGGTCGTGGTGCTGATCTGTTCGTTATTGACGATCCTCACTCGGAGCAGGACGTAAAGTCAAACTCTAGACTTGCGTTTGATACAGCTTGGTCGTGGTTCCAGACTGGCCCGCTGCAGCGTTTGATGCCGGGGGGTGGGATCATCATTGTGATGACCCGTTGGTCGCTGTTAGACCTGACTGGGCGCCTGATTGACTACCAAGCTAGGAATCCAGAAGCAATTCCGTGGGAAATTGTAGAGTTGCCGGCCATCCTGAACGATGGGGGAGAAGATGAGAAGTCTCTTTGGCCAGAGCAGTGGCCGCTTGAGGCATTGAAATCCACAAAAGCATCCATTGACCCACGGTATTGGAACGCGCAGTACATGCAGCAGCCCACGGCGGAGAACTCGGCCATCGTCTCACGCAAGATGTGGCGTATTTGGGAGCCTGAAGACCCGCCAAAGTGCGAATACATCATTCAGTCGTGGGATACGGCGTTTGAAACCAAGAACAACTCTGACTATTCCGCCTGTACAACGTGGGGCATCTTCTACAACGAGGAAGAGAATGACTCGCCCCAGCTAATACTGCTGGATGCGTTTAAAGATCGCATGGCGTTTCCCGAACTCAAGCAAGTTGCGCTCAAACACTACAGAGAGTGGGAACCAGACGCGTGCATTGTGGAGAAGAAGGCCGCTGGCGCACCACTGCTTCAGGAACTGAGGGCAATGGGAATCCCAGTTCAAGAGTTCAGCCCGTCAAGGGGCAACGACAAGACAGTGCGTGTCAACGCAGTTGCGGATTTATTCAGCAGTGGTAAAGTCTGGGCACCCGACACACGCTGGGCACGGGAAGTAATTGAAGAGATGGCGGCTTTCCCCGTTGGAGAGCACGACGACTTCGTGGATACGACCACACAGGCGCTGCTACGCTTTAGGCAAGGCGGTTTTATTTCTTTGGACACGGACGAGAAAGACGAATCCGAAATCTTTCGCCGTAAGACACACGCATACTACTAGGAATACACATGGCAACGAATATCGACAAAGCGCTGTACCAACAACCCGTGGGCATCGATGCGCTGGGCGAACAAGAGTCACCCATTGAAATTGAGATTGTTGACCCTGAAGAAGTAACCATTGGTGTGGACGGGATGGAGATCTCAATTGGCAAGGGTGATTCAGAGGAAGAAGGTTTTGATGACAACTTAGCCGAGTACATGGACGATGGTGCCTTGCAGTCGATGGGCGGCGACTTGATGGCGGACATTGACCAAGACAAGCAGTCACGCAAAGAGTGGGAGAAGACCTACGTTGACGGGTTAAAGCTGCTGGGTCTTCAGATAGAGGAGCGCACTGAGCCATGGCAAGGCGCTTGCGGCGTGTTCCACCCCATGATTACAGAAGCCGTTGTGCGCTTCCAAGCCGAGACAATTACCGAGACGTTCCCAGCCCAAGGGCCTGTGCGCTCTAAGATTATTGGTAGAGACACGCCTGAGAACCAAGAGATCGCAGCCAACGTCGAAGAGGACATGAACTACGAGTTGACGGAAGTCATGACTGAGTACCGCTCTGAGCATGAGCGCATGCTGTGGTCACTGCCAGCTACAGGTTCAGCGTTTAAGAAGGTGTACTACGACCCCAGTTTGGGACGTCAGGTATCCATGTTTATTCCAGCAGAAGACATGTTGCTCCCATACGGCGCGACAGATCTGGACACTTGCTACCGCGTCACGCACGTCATGCGCAAGACCAAGAACGAGATTGTCAAACTCCAGCAAGCTGGGTTCTATCTGGACATCGACCTGCCTGATGCGCCCAAAGACCGTACTGACATTCAGAAAGCCAAGGACAAAGAGACTGGCTTTAATGATCTGAACGACGACCGCTACACAATCTATGAGTGCCATGTGGACTTGAACCTTGAAGGTTACGAGGACATGACTGAGGACGAAGACGGTGAGGAAGAAGAGACCGGCATCATGTTGCCGTACGTTGTCACCATCATCAAAGGCACAAACGACATCCTGTCAATCCGCCGTAACTGGAACGAAGACGATGAACTCAGACTCAAGCGCCAGCACTTTGTGCACTATCAGTACATCCCCGGCTTTGGAGCATATGGTTTTGGACTCTTCCACCTTATCGGTGGTTTTGCCAAGTCAGCCACTAGCCTTATGCGTCAGTTGGTCGACGCAGGAACGTTATCTAACCTTCCGGGTGGACTCAAGTCAAGGGGTTTGCGAATCAAAGGCGATGACACACCAATCGCCCCCGGTGAGTGGAGAGACGTTGACGTAGCCTCTGGCAACATCCGTGACAGCATACTGCCGCTTCCATACAAGGAGCCAAGCGCAACGCTGTTCAACTTGATGCAGACCATCGTTGATGAAGGCCGCCGCTTTGCCGCGACTGCTGACATGAAGGTGTCTGACATGAGCGCCAACGCGCCTGTCGGTACAACGCTAGCTCTCTTAGAGCGTCAATTAAAGGTGATGACTGCGGTGCAGGCTCGTGTGCACTTTGCATTGAAGCAAGAGTTAAAGCTCTTGAAGAACATCATCCGCGACTACACCGATCCAGACTACACATACGATCCTGAGTACGGCTCACGTAAAGCAAAGAAGACTGACTACGACAAGGTTGACATCATCCCCGTGTCAGATCCTAACGCGGCTACCATGAGCCAGCGCGTAATCCAGTACCAAGCTGTGATTCAGATGGCGCAGATGGCTCCGGACATTTACAACTTGCCAGAACTTCACCGTGGTATGTTAAACGTCTTGGGCATCAAGAACGCAGAAAAGCTTGTGCCAATTGAGGACGATCAGAAGCCGACAGATCCTGTGCAAGAGAATCAGAACGCGCTCAAGGGCACGCCACTCAAAGCGTTCCTGCATCAAGACCACGCTTCACACATTCAAGTGCACATGATGCTGTTGCAAGATCCCCAGATCCAGCAGTTCATTGGACAGAACCCACAGGCCCCCAAGATCATGGGTGCAATTACTGCACACATTGCAGAGCACGTTGGCTATCAGATGCGTCAGAAGATCGAGCAGCAGTTGGGTATGCCTCTGCCTCCCGAAGACGAGAAGTTGCCACCGCAGATTGAGATTGCCTTGTCCGGCATGATGGCGCAAGCCGCGCAACAGGTAATGCAACAAGCGCAGGCCAAAGCCGCACAGCAACAAGCCCAGCAGCAAGCGCAAGATCCGATTGTGCAGATGCAGATGCAAGAGTTGCAACTAAAGCAACAAGAATTGGAATTAAAGAAACAGAAGATCATGATGGACGCCGCAGCCAAAGCGGATGCCCAGCAGTTGAAAGAACAAGAAGTCAGTGGTCGCTTAGAACTCGACGCCCTCAAAGTGGGTGCACAAATTAAAGAGTCCCAAGCTAAAACCCAGTTTGACCAAGAACGTGCCGGTGTCCAAATGGGCACTGACATTGCAAAGAGCAAAGCCCAAATGGAATTGCAAGCGCGAACTGCTGCGCTTCAAAATAGCAGGAACCAAGGTTCTAGAAAATGATTCAAGAATTCGCACGCGTATTGCGCGACAAAATACGCACTGACATGAACAACTACGCCGACGACATCGCCGGTGGAGCATGTCGAACATTCGATGAATATCAAAAACTCTGCGGGATTATTTCGGGTCTAGCCCTTGCAGAGCGTTATCTCCTTGACCTGCAGCAGAAAGTTGAAGAATCACATGATCGAGACTGAATCAGGATTGATTTTGCCCCCCGGTATTTCGTTGCCGCCACACATCCAGCCAGTAGAACAGCCTGACGAAGATGATGATAACGATACAAAAGCAGGTGCACTGCCATCCCCAACAGGGTGGAAGTTACTTTGCGTAGTGCCTGAAGTTGAAGCAAAGATTGCAGGCACATCACTGGATCTCGTGAGAGATTCAGCCACTATGCGTCAAGAAGAACACGCCACCACGGTGCTGTTTGTATTGCGTGTAGGCCCCGATGCGTACAAAGACACCGCCAAGTTTCCTAACGGAGCATGGTGTAAAGAGGGCGACTTTGTGTTAGTACGTACTTACTCCGGCACAAGATTCAAAATCTTTGGCAAGGAGTTCCGTCTCATCAACGATGACCAAGTTGATGCTGTTGTGCTAGACCCTCGCGGCCTGACCCGCGCTTGAAAGGAAGAACATGGCTGAACCATACAAGTTCCCCGACGAAATTGAAGAGAAGAAGACGGCTGACGTCGAATTCGAGATTGAAGGGGCGGAAGAAGTAGAGATTGAAATCGAAGACGACACGCCTGAACGTGACAGGGGCCGCAAGCCGCTAGACCGTGAAGTTGCTGATCCAACCGATGAAGAGATCGAGTCTTACTCTGACAAAGTTAAAGGACGCATTAAAGAATTGACCCACGCCCGTCACGACGAGCGCCGTGTCAAAGAAGCTACGATGCGTGAGAAACAAGAGCTGGAGCGTCTAGCACAGCAGTTAATTCAGGAAAACAAACGCCTGAAGCAAAACGTTTACACAGGACAGGAAGCCATCATTGAGGGGGCCAAAGGTAAGGCTGAATCAGAGTTGGCCATAGCCCGCAGTAGACTTAAAGCAGCACAAGAAGCTTTTGATACAGACGCCATCCTTGACGCCCAAGAAGCTGTGATGGATGCAAAGATAAAAGTTGAACAAACAAAAAATTATCGTCCTACCCCTTTACAGGAAGAAAAATTTGATGTACAAACTCAACAAACCCAGCCTGCAAAGGCTGAACCGGACGAAAAAACTCTGCGCTGGCAGGCAAAAAACCAGTGGTTCGGACAACAAGGGTTTGAAGAATATACCAGCTACGCACTAGGGCTGCATCAAAAACTAGTCACAAACGGAGTGGATCCCCGCTCTGCTGAATACTTCGACCAAATTGATGGTCGCATGAAGTCAACGTTTCCTGATTTGTTCGGGCAAACAAATGACAAGCCAAGGTCTGGTGAGGCTCAAAAGCGACCTACGACAGTGGTGGCCTCTGTATCTCGTTCTACGAGTGCAGGAAAAATTAAGCTAACTCAAACGCAAGTAGCGTTAGCGAAAAAATTTGGTTTAACCCCGCAGCAATATGCTGCACAAGTAGCGAAACTGGAGAGTTGAAATGGCTGAAACAATTGACCGCTCAAATCGTGATTTAAAGTCACGCGAAAAATCTGTTCGTGCAGTATACGTACCGCCGACAAACTTGCCTGATCCAACGCCTGAACCGGGTTATGTGTATCGCTGGGTAGCGACGCATGTTCTGGGACAGTCGGAAGTAACCAATGTGTCACGCAGAATGCGTGAAGGTTGGGTGCCGGTGAAGGCAGATGACCATCCGGAATTGATGCTGTTGGGTAACGAAAAAACTGGGAATGTGGAAATTGGTGGACTCATGCTTTGCAAGATGTCTGCTGAAAAAGCAAGAGCCCGGGATGAGTACTATGACCAACAAGCGCAAAACCAGATGGAATCAGTTGACAATAGCTTCATGCGACAAAATGATCCGCGCATGCCGTTGTTTGCCGACCGCAAGTCGTCTTCAACGCGTGGTGGATTTGGTTCTGGTTCTAAATAAACTTAGGAGTCCTTAAATGGCATCTACCGCTTCTCCCTACGGCCTTCGCGCCGTAAACGAGTTGGGCGGCCTACCATATGCTGGTAGCACCCGTACCTTCTTGATCGACCCTGCGGGTTACAACACGAACATTTTTAATGGTTCGATTGTTGCAATCAATACGTCTGGTTACATCAACATCGTCACCACAAATGGCGATAACAGCACACCGTTCCCCGCAGGTACTATCGGCGTTTTCGTCGGTTGCTCCTTTGTGAACGCCCAAGGTCAAACTATGTACTCACAGTACTACCCTGCCAACACAGCTTCTGTGCAAGGCTCGGCCATTACTGCGTACGTAATTGATGACGACCGCGCTGTCTTCCAAGTGCAAGCTGCCGGTACTCTGGCACAAACTGCCTTGGGCATGAACGTGTTCTTGAACGCTGTTCAAAGCACTTCTACAGGTTCTACAACCACCGGCAATTCCAATACGGCTGTTAGCATTTCTGCTGCCGCCACATCTGGTTATGCCTTCCGTGTTGTCGGTTTTGCAGACGTTCCCGGATTCTCAACTGTTGGCGACGCCTTCACTGACATCTTGGTCAAGTTCAATCCCGGCGCACATTCATACAGCAACGCCACCGGCGTGGCATAAGGAGTAACTAACCATGGCAATTTCACGCGCACAACTACTTAAAGAGTTGCTCCCCGGTCTGAACGCTTTGTTCGGTATGGAATACGCTCGCTACGGCGAAGAGCACAAAGAAATCTACGAGACAGAGAAATCTGAGCGTAGCTTTGAAGAAGAGACAAAGCTTGCTGGCTTTGGTTCTGCTCCAGTCAAGAACGAGGGTTCAGCCATTGCGTATGACAACGCACAGGAAGCCTTCACAGCACGTTACAACCACGAGACTATCGCCCTTGGCTTCTCCATTACGGAAGAAGCTGTGGAAGATAACTTGTACGACAGCTTGTCTGCTCGTTACACAAAGTCTTTGGCCCGTGCCATGTCTTACACCAAGCAAGTAAAAGCTGCTTCCGTTATCAACAACGGTTTTAGCGGTTCATACTTGGGCGGTGACGGCGTTTCTTTGTTCGGTGTTAACTCATCTAGCGCTCGCGTTGGTCACCCGCTCGTTAACGGTGGTGTGAACTTCAACAGCCCAACAGTTGGTGTTGACTTGAACGAGACTTCATTGGAAAACGCTGTGATTCAGATTGCAGCTTGGACTGATGAGCGCGGTCTGTTGATCGCCGCCAAGCCACGCAAGATGGTGATTCCTCCATCACTGATGTTCGTTGCTAAGCGTTTGCTTGACACTGAACTTCGTGTACAAACTTCTGACAACGACATCAACGCGTTGAAGCAGATGGGTGCAATCCCTGAAGGTTACACTGTTAACCACTTCTTGACCGACAGCAACGGCTGGTATTTGATTACCGATGTTCCTAACGGCATGAAGCACTTCGAACGTATCGCCTTGCAAAACAGCATGGACGGTGACTTCGATACAGGTAACGTTCGTTACAAAGCCCGTGAGCGTTATAGCTTCGGCTGGTCTGATCCTCTCGGTATGTGGGGTTCAGCAGGCGCTTAATGCGTTTGTGAAAAGGGGGCTTGTGCCCCCTTTTCTTTTGGTGTATATTGACTTCATTCCGGGGTTATCCGGTGCATTAGACAGTCCCGGCTGACGACATACAGACTGATGCACTTTACTTGTATGTAAGGACAAATCATGGCAAATTCCACGTTTAACGGCCCAGTACGGTCGCAGAATGGCTTTCAATCCATTACCATTAACCCAACCACTGGCGCAGTTACAGTCGACGCTACGTTCGGTGCTACCACCAGCGTAACTAACCTGACTACTTCAAATCTGGTTTTTACCGATCAAAACCACCCAACAACTGCTGCAATTAACGCAACAGCTACGGCTACCGCAGCGCAAGTTGCAACAGGCTACATTACTTCTACCTCAGCATCTCCTACGACTATTACGTTGCCTACAGGCACGTTGCTTGGTGCCGCTTTGGGTGCAAGCCGTGGTACTGTTTTAGAGTTGTATGTTGACAACACTGCTGGTGCAAGCACTGTAACTATTGCTGTTGCTACTAACGGTATTTTGTCTAGCGCTGCCGCTGACACTGCTGGTAGTTTTGGTGATTTGACAATTGCTTCTGGTGCAACTGGTATTGGTCGCTTCACCATCATGTTCTCTAGCGCAACAGCGTACGTGTTTACTCGTACCGCCTAATCAACCCAAGGGGCTTCGGCCCCGTTTTTAAAGGAGCTTGATTATGACGATGCAATATGACGTAAAGTCGTATCACAACACCGCGTCAGGTTTGGCGGTGCCATACCGCACCCGTCTCAAAGGTGTGTTGATTTCCCCAACAACGTCTGTTGCATTTAACACCGTAATTGTTGATAATGTTACGCAAACTGGCACGTATGACGTTCCCGGCTCAACCACTTGCACAGTAACAATCACCGCGCACGGTTTGACTACCGGGGATCGTGTGTATTTGGACTTTACCTCTGGCACAACCACAGATGACGCTTACACGGTGACGGTGCTGACTGCAAACACGTTTACGGTTACTGTGACATCCGCAACAACAAACGGTAATGTGACTATGTACGCCAAGCTTTTGACCGAGATAGATTGCTCTAACGGCACATCTTTTTACACCTTAATTCCCGGCGAAGGTGTTTTGGCAACCACGGGAATTCGTGTGTTTTTGCCTTCAGCAAGCGTGACCTCAACTATTTTCTACGGATAAGGTGCGGCCATGACAATGCAATATGACGTAAAATCCTATCACGCTTCTACCTCTGGTACAGCGGTGAGCTACCAGACACGACTGAAAAGTGTTGTGGTTACGTCTGGCACGGTTTCTGCGCGTACCTTTTCTATTTGCGATCCAACCGTAAACAAGTCAGGCACGTATGCACGTACATCTCCAAGTGGCGTGGTAACCATTACAATGACTGCACACGGGTTAGAAACAGGCGACCGAGTGTTTATAAACTTTACTTCCGGTCTTGGTATTGACGCAGCGTTTGATGTGACAAAACTCACAGCAAATACTTTTACTGTGACAACTGCGTCAACTGCGACAACATCGGGTAATGTCACAATGTATCCGGTAATTTTGTTGGAGGTGGACACCTACAACACTGTAGGCTTGCCAATTTTCATTCCCGGCGAAGGCATTCTTTGCGAGAATGGTATCTTCGTTGGTGTTGGCGGCAGTGTAACCGGAACAATCTATTATGGCTAAGAGTCCAGCATGGCAGAGGAAAGAAGGCAAGTCCGAGAAGGGCGGCTTGAACGCCAAGGGCCGGGCTTCCTACAACAAGGCAAACCCCGGGAAGCCGGGACTGAAGCGTCCTCAACCAGAGGGCGGCAAACGCCGCGACTCTTTCTGCGCCCGTATGGAAGGCATGAAGAAAAAGCTGACCGGAGAGAAGGCCAAGAAAGACCCAAACTCCCGCATCAACAAGAGCCTTCGGGCTTGGAATTGCTGATATGAACGACATCGAATTAACAGATCGCGAAGAAGCCATTGCCCGTAAAGCGGCAAAGATGGCCATTGAAGAAATGTCTGGCGAGTTCTACAAAATGGTTGGTAAGACTGTTGTAGAAAAAGCTTTGATTTGGATCGGCCTGTTGGTTGTTGGGTTTATATTCGGCAAAGGCTGGATCATTAAGGTTTGACATGCCTAGCACTAGCAAAAAGCAACACAATTTCATGGCGGCGATTGCGAACAATCCTGCGTTTGCCAAGAAGGTTGGGATACCGCAAAGCGTTGGAAAAGAATTTACCGACGCTGACAAGGGTAAGAAGTTTCGCTCCGGCGGCGTAAGCCGTGCGGATATTCAGAAGGTGAACAAGCCTAAAACCGAACACGGAAAAACGGCTTTTTTTAAAGAAGGTGGATCTATCATGGCTACAAAGAACAACGGTATTACCAAAGCAAAAATGGGCGCAGTGCGCACAGCGGCTCCTAGCCGTGATGGTTTGGCCACTAAAGGCAAGACCAAAGGCACTATGGTGTCCATGAAGGGCAGCACCCCTCTGGGCATGAAAGCTGGCGGCATGAAGAAAATGAACTACGGCGGCAAAGCCTGCTAAAACCATGATGGCGAGTCGCGGGATGGGGGATATTTCCCCCTCTAAAATGCCCACGGGCAAGCGTAAGGCTCGCCGTGATGACACCGACTTCACCCAATACAAAGAGGGTGGGAAAGTGAATGCGGCGGGCAATTACACTAAGCCAAGTCTTCGCAAGAAGATTGTGTCCCAAGTAAAAGCCGCAGCAACGCAGGGTACTGGTGCAGGTCAGTGGTCGGCGCGTAAAGCTCAGCTAGTTGCCAAGAAGTACAAGGCGGCTGGCGGGGGTTACCGAGATTGAAAGCGCCTCAGAAATCATTGAAGGACTGGGGCGACCAGAAATGGAGAACCAAAAGTGGTAAAAAATCTTCTGACACGGGTGAAAGATACCTTCCAAGCGCTGCGATTAAAAGTCTCAGCCCTGCTGAGTACGCTGCGACGACCAAAGCAAAGCGGGCAGGAAAAGCCGCCGGAAAACAATTCGTAAAGCAACCCAAAACGATTGCAAAGAAAACGGCAGGATTTAGATGACTACTTCAGGACTCACCTCGTTTAACCTCGACCTCAATGATATGGTCGAGGAGGCTTTTGAACGGGCGGGTTCTGAGCTTCGCACGGGTTACGACCTGCGCACAGCGCGTCGTTCACTCAACCTGCTCTTTGCAGACTGGGCGAATCGTGGCGTGAACATGTGGACGTTCGAGCAGAACACCATCACGTTGGTAACAGGCCAGCCCACGTATGCTTTGCCAGACGATACGGTTGACCTGCTTGACCATGTGATCCGAACCAATGCCAACGTAGCCTCAAATCAGGCCGACCTGACGATTACGCGGATCAGCATGCCCACGTATGCCACCATCCCAAATAAATTGACCACAGGCCGTCCTATCCAAGTTTGGGTACAGCGTTTGACCGGTAACTCCAACGCTTTGACAGGCACGGTGCAAGCCACCATCAGTGCGACAGCCACAACAATCCCTGTGACTTCGCTTGTCGGCATACCGACTGCGGGCTTTATCACGATTGGTGGCGAGTTGATTGGTTTTAACGAGACTTCTCCTGCGGATGGTGCTACACCAGCATACCTGTACAACTGCACTCGTGGGCAGGACGGCACAACAGCGGCTACCCACAACACTGGCGCAGCCATGAGTTTGGTTCAGAAGAATAGCATCACTGTGTGGCCAACCCCCAACCCCGGCACGACATATCAGTTTGTGTACTGGCGCATGCGCCGTATTCAAGACTCTGGTGGCGGCACTAAGACCATGGATGTCCCATTCCGTTTTGTGCCTTGCTTGGCCGCTGGCTTGGCTTACTACATTGCGCTTAAAGTCCCAGAGGGACTCCAGCGTTTGGACGTTTTGAAACAACAGTACGACGAGGCTTGGGATCGCGCCGCAGGCGAAGATCAGGAAAAAGCAGCAGTGCGCTTTGTTCCCCGTCAGACGTTCATTGGAAGCGGTACGTAAATGGGCAATCGGTTTGCGTCCGGCAAGAACTCCATTGCGACGTGTGATCGTTGTGGGTTTCAGTTCAAGCTGACTGAGTTACGCAAAGAAATTATTAAGACCAAGAATTACAATCTCTTGGTTTGCAAGATTTGTTGGGATCCTGACCAGCCGCAGTTGCAGTTGGGCATGTACCCCGTAAGTGATCCACAGGGCATACGCGATCCCCGCCCTGACACAAGTTATGTCCAGTCTGGTAATACAGGCTTGCAGATTGAGTTGACCAACAGCACTAATGTTAATGCTGCTGGTTTACCGTCTGGGGGATCACGAGACATTCAATGGGGTTGGAACCCTGTGGGTGGGGCTAGGTTTTTTGATACGGCACTGACACCAAACTACTTGTTGTTAGGCGTACAAATTGGTACAGTAACGATACAGATAGGAGCCTGAAATGGACAAGAAAGATTTAGCGCAAGACAAAAAGATGATTAAGTCTGCTGTTGGCAAGCATGAAAAAAACATGCACCCCGGTAAAACCCCAACCAAGCTTAAAGCTGGCGGTAAAACCAACAGCGATATGCTTAAGTATGGCCGCAACATGGCCAAGGTAATGAACCAGCGTTCTGTTGGTCGCGGAGGCTAATTATGGCTACATACAGACAACCTAAAAAAGAGCCAACCGTTGTTGTTGGCCAGATGCCTGTTAAAGAAGCGCTTAAAGCTAACCAATCGTTGGCCAACGAGCGCAGTAACCCTTACCCCGGCACTAAAACATTAGGCATCAAGATTCGCGGTACCGGATGCGCGACTAAAGGTGTGATGGCCCGAGGCCCAATGGCATGAATTACACTGCACTCAGCAACGCTATTCAGGCGTACACGGAGAATACCGAAGCGAACTTTATCGCTGAGATACCCGTGTTCGTTCAGCAAGCTGAGCAGCGTATTTACAACTCTATGCAGTTTCCGTCCATTCGCAAGAATGTGACGGGCTCGACGTCTGCCAACAACAAGTACTTGGGATGCCCCAACGACTTTTTGGCGGTGTACTCCATAGCAGTTATTGACGCCACAGGCGCGTACGAGTACTTGTTAAACAAAGACGTTAACTTTATTCGCCAGTCGTACCCAGTGCCCACAGATACGGGTTTACCCCGATACTATGCATTGTTTGGTTCGCAAAGTAACGACGTCAACGAGTTGACTTTCATTCTTGGCCCAACCCCCGACGCTACATACGGTGTTGAGTTGCACTATTACTATTACCCAGAGTCTATTGTGACTGCTGGTACAACATGGCTTGGTGATAACTTTGACTCTGTGCTTTTGTATGGCTCTTTGGTTGAGGCGTACACCTACATGAAGGGTGAGGCGGACATAATGTCTCTGTACAACCAGAAGTTCATGGAAGCTCTTGCTCTAGCAAAACGTTTGGCAGATGGTATGGAGCGTCAAGACGCGTATCGTTCTGGACAGTTCCGACAAAAGGTGACTTGATATGTCAATCGCACAAACAGCAACCACAAGTTTTAAAGTTCAACTGCTCCAAGCAGTCCACAACTTTGGCCCCACATCCCCCAACACTTTTAAGATCGCTTTGTTTACAGGCGCAGCAAATCTTAGTGCAAGCACTACCGCCTACACAGTGGGCATGACGGGTGAAGTGGCTAGTGGCGGCGGTTACACAACCGGCGGGAATACGTTGGTGATTTCCACATCTCCGACTTCTGGCAACAACACTGCGGGTGTCCCCACTGCGTTTATTTCGTTTAACAATACAAGTTGGACAAACGCTACATTTACTTGCCGTGGCGCGTTAATCTATAACGACTCTGTTGCAGGTGACCCGTCAGTTGCAGTTCTGGACTTTGGTGCAGACAAGACTGTAAACAACGACACTTTCCAAATCATCTTCCCAACCCCCGATGCCAACAGCGCCATCGTGCGCATTTCTTAAGGATCTATCATGGAATTCAGTTCAGCAAAAGACCAAGTGACAGCCACTTTAGTCACACGCCCCGGCCTCGGTGAATCCGTTGGTGCTGGTGGTGTTTACTCCGTTACTTGCGTAGGCGCGGATGGCGTTGAAAAGTGGAGCGAGCAGTTCCACAACTTGGTGGTTAACCAAGGCTTAGCCAACATGAACGGCGCATACCTTGGCGCTAGTGCACAGACTACAACTTGGTACATTGGTTTGGTCACAGGCCCCGGTTCAGGCACAACGTTTGCCGCTGGTGACACACTAGCTTCCCACGCAGGTTGGACAGAGAATACTGATTACTCAGGCAACCGCAAAGCTGTAACTTTTGGCGCTGCAACTACAGCAAACCCGTCAGTCATCAGCAATTCAGCTTCTCCTTCATCTTTTACAATGACAGGCACAGCGGTTATTGCAGGCGCATTCTTGGCTAGCGTAGCTACTGGCACTTCTGGCGTTCTGTTTTCTGGAGGTGATTTTACTGGCGGCGACAAGTCTGTTGCTTCTGGCGATACACTGAACGTTACATACACATTCTCTCTGACAGCGACCTGATAAGGTATGTTCGGAGATGTAGCTTTTGCTCAAGCGCCGTTCGCCTCTCAAGGGGGTAGTACGTTCGCCGTCTCCGTTTCAGAATCAGGTTCAATTGCCGACAGTGTTGATACGCTGTTTACCGCAGGCGGTTTGATTGATGAGAGTGCGTCTGCGCTGGATAGCGTCTCTGTTCTTACTACTTTTGTAGTAACGGCGGCGGAGTCAGTTTCTGGTTTAGACGCAGTCAACACAATCAACAACATATTTAACGTCACAATTCCGGAAACAGCCAGCGGTGTAGATACAGTGTCTGCTTTGGGCACGTACCCCGGGAGCATTGCGGAAACAGTGTCTATCACGGACGTTGTTTCTTCTTTGGGCACATATCCCGGAAGTATTGCGGAAACAGCTAGTGCATTGGATGCTTTTGTAGCCAACTTTATTACGTCGCTTAACATTGCGGAAGCGGCTTCAGGTGTTGACTCTGTTGCAGCCCAAGTTGCGTTTGCTGCGGCTATTACAGAAGGCGTATCTGCCAGTGCCGTAAGTGCGTCACAAGTTAACTTTGTTGCGGCTATTGCTGAAGCTGCTTCTGGAATAGACGTATTTACAACGGCTACAACTTTTGTAGCGTCCGTGGCCGAAGGCGTATCAGCACTAGACGACACTACACGCGGTTTGTCTATTCAAGTTGCAATTTCCGAAGCAGCTTCTGCGGTTGATGCAGTTAGCACACAGGTTGTGTTTGCTGGTTCTATTGCTGAGTTTGCCGCTGCGTTAGATTCTGTCAGCGTGCTAAAAACTGTAAATGCAAACGTGACGGGCATCCAGCTTCTTGTTTCTATTGGCGACGTACTTGTTTGGGCAGTAATAGATGACAGCCAGAACGCAAACTGGCAAAATATCAATGACGCTCAAAACCCCGGTTGGACTAACCTACCGTCGTAAGGATTAAAAATGGCTTTAGTTTTAAAAGATCGGGTCAAAGAAACCTCTACCACTGCTGGTACAGGCACACTGACACTTGCTGGGGCGGTATCAGGGTTTCAATCTTTTGCCGCTGTAGGTAATGGCAATACAACGTACTACGCCATTGCAGACTCGATCACAGGTGATTGGGAAGTAGGTATTGGTACGTACACTTCTTCTGGCACAACGCTGTCCCGTACAACGGTTTTGTCATCAAGCAACGGCGGTGCTTTGGTGTCTTTTGCCGCCAACCCAAAAGACGTGTTTGTCACGTACCCATCCGAGAAGTCTGTCTATGAAGATGCTGCCGGCGTGGTGGTTCAGCAGTCGTTTGGCGCGATTACAGCTACCTCTGCCGCACTGACTACAGGCACAATTACCACGGCTCCTGTTAACAACACAGACATTGTTAATAAAGAATACGCTGACGCGATTGCATCGGGTATCCACTTTCACGAAGCTGTGAATTTGGCAACTACCGCAGCACTGCCAGCAAACACATACAACAACGGAGCTTCTGGCGTAGGGGCAACTCTTACAGCCAACGCCAATGGCGCGTTGTCTGTGGATTCAACGCTTACTATTGTTTCAGAAAGAATCTTAGTTAAGAACGAGGCAGCGGGTGCAAATAACGGCGTGTACACCGTAACGCAAGTTGGCTCCGCCGGGACGCCATACATCCTTACCCGCGCTACAGACTTTGATTCTGTTGGAACTGGAGTTGACCAGATTGACGAGGGTGACTTCTTCTTGGTAACTAGCGGCACGGCCAACGTCAATACCGCTTGGGTGCAGCAGACTCCTCCCCCCATCACAATTGGCACAACAGCAATTGTGTTTCAACAGTTCTCCGCGCCGATTACCTACACGGCTGGCACAGGACTGAGTGAGTCTCCAACCTACACATTTAACATTGCTACCACGGGCGTAACCGCTACTACATACGGCTCCGCTTCTCAAGTCCCAGTGTTTGCGGTCAATGCGCAAGGTCAACTGACTTCTGTAACCAACACAGCGATTGCAATCAATGGCTCGGCGGTTTCAGGCAACATCACAGGTTCTGCCGGTTCAGTGGCTAACGCCTTGACACTTGGCACATACTTGACCGGCACAAGCTACAACGGCTCTGCGGCAGTAACTGCGGCAGTGGATGCCACGTCTACCAATACAGTCTCTAAGGTTGTGGCGCGAGATTCTTCTGGTAACTTTGCCGCTGGCACGATCACAGCAGCCTTGTCTGGTAATGCCTCAACAGCAACCGCCGCCGCAAACATTTCCGCTGGCGCAGCTAATCAGATTCCATATCAGACAGGCGCGGCTACTACCTCGTTTATTGTCGCCCCTACAACGGCTGGTACGTACTTGGGCTGGAATGGCTCTGCGTTTGCTTACTCTGCGATCTCTACCCCCGCTTCTGTTACGTTCAATAATGGTGGTTCTGGCGACGCTTCAGGCACATCGTTCAACGGCTCTACTGCACGAACAATCTCCTACAACACTGTAGGCGCACCATCCACGGGTGGTACAGGCGCTACGGGTACATGGGGCATTTCAATTAGTGGTAACGCGGCCACGGCTACAAGTGCAACATCTGCAACAACAGCTACTAATTTAGCTGGTGGATCTGCTGGTACGATTCCTTATCAATCAGCCGCAGGCACAACAGTGCAGTTAGCGGCAGGCACGTCTACATACTTGCTTCAGTCCAATGGTGCAGCGGCCCCTTCTTGGGTGGCTCCTGTTGCGGCGGCTAATAACGGTGCGTTGACAATGGCGGTGTCGGGCACGGGCCTATCCGGTTCTGCTTCGTTTACAGCCAATCAAGCAGGCGCAAGTTCATTCACTGTTACCTCAAACGCAACATCCGCTAACACCGCCTCAACCATCGTAGCGCGAGACGCATCCGGTAACTTTACTGCAGGTACTATTACTGCGGCTCTGTCGGGTAATGCTACAACAGCCACTACAGCGGCTAACGTCAACAACGGCACGCTCACAATGAACGTGTCCGGTACGGGCTTGTCTGGATCACAGACTTTTACCGCCAACCAAGCAGGCGCAGCCACATTTACCGTCACGTCTAACGCTACCAATGCAAACACGGCATCGACCATTGTTGCTCGTGATGCTTCGGGTAACTTCTCTGCCGGTACGATTACTGCGTCTTTGAGTGGTAATGCTTCTACTGCAACGAGTGCAACATCTGCGACAACCGCAGGCTCTATTACAAGTCAGGCAAACAGCGCAACTATTACAGCTTCTACGGCAGCTACTGCCAATCAAATTGTTTTGCGTGATGCCAGCGGTTACGCTTATGCTGTTTACTACAACGCAGTAGGAACATTTGCTACAACGGCCAGCGCAAATACTAGCGGCATGGGCACTTTTACCGGAACAAACGGTTCTGACACCTTCGGTCGAGGCTACACAACAGCAGCAGCCGCTGCACTTCTGTCCGGTCAGACAATGAACATCAACGGGTCATCGACCTCGTGTTCAGGCAACGCTGCTACTGCAACCACGGCTACAACGGCCACTACAGCCAACGCCACCAACACGTCCAACAACTTCCAGATGAACTCTCTGGGCGTTGGCACCGCAGGTTCCGGTACGGCGGGTCAAATTCGTGCAACAAACAGCGTTGTAGCCTTCTATTCTTCTGACATCAAGTTCAAAGAAAATATTCAAAACATTCCCAACGCAGCAATTACGGCAGCGGCTATTGGCGGCAAGTTGTTTGACTGGACAGACGAATATGTTGCGTCTGAAGGTGGCGAAGACGGTTACTTTGTACAGAAAGCTGACTTTGGTGTTATTGCGCAAGACGTGCAAAAGAACTTCCCTCGCGCAGTTCGCACTCGACCTGATGGTTCATTGGCGGTAGACTATGAGAAACTCAGTGCTTTGGCCCTTGCTGCTGTAGCAGAACATGAAGACCGCATTGAAAAACTTGAGGCGCTGGTCGCCAAACTCATCGAAGGATAATCATGCCCGTTGGACTTAATAACACAGCACTACTGGATCTACCCCTTCCAGTTGAAGGCTACTTTGATGGCTCATGGGGCGACTTGGTTAACAACGCCCTAACCAACTATTTGGATATTGCAATTGCAGGCACGTCCACTTTTACTGGTGACGGCGCAGTCACGCTTGACAACACTGCTGGCGATGATTCAGTTTCAAACATCACAGCAACCTCTGGGCAGTACGCCATCATCAAGGTAGCAGGGACATTAACTACAACTAAAGTTATCACTGTTGGTACAGCGGGCTCCCCTGCGGTAAGTAAGTCTTACATCCTAGATAACGCCGCTACTGGCGGTACAGTGACATTCAAAGCATACGGCCAGACTGGTATTTCCGTAGCTGTTGGCGAGAAGTGCATTGTGTATTTCAATGGCACAGATTTTGTCAAAGTTTCTACAACCGTAGCCGACGGCGTCACAAGTGTAGGCGGCACAGGTACAGTTAACGGCATTACCCTGACTGGCACAGTTACAAGCACGGGCAATCTAACCCTTGGCGGTACGCTGTCTGGTGTTAACTTGGCATCTCAGGTCACAGGTACCCTTCCCGTGGCAAACGGTGGCACGGGCGTAACTACTTCAACAGGTACAGGAAGCACGGTTCTTTCTGCAAGCCCAACGTTTACTGGAACCCCTGCGGCCCCAACAGCGGCAAACGGAACCAACACCACACAGCTTGCTACCACTGCGTTTGTTCAGAACTCGATTGGCGCGATTTCAGCAGGTGTAACTTCATTCAGTGCGGGCACTACAGGGCTGACCCCCGCTTCGTCCACTTCCGGCGCAATCACACTTGCGGGCACTTTGGCTGTGGCTAACGGTGGTACGGGCGGAACAACATCAACGGGCTCTGGTGCTGTGGTGTTGGCAACTTCACCAACACTTGTCACCCCTTTGCTTGGCACACCGACTTCAGGCAATTTGGCAAACTGCACGTTTCCAACGCTTAATCAAAACACCACCGGCAGTGCAGGCTCAGTAGCCACAACAAACTTTAGTATTTCTGAGGTTGGCGGGGTCTTGGTTTTTAAATACGGCGCAACTACAATTGCAAGCATGACAAGTGCCGGTGTCTTTACAACAATCAGCGACGTGGTCGCTAACGGTACACCTTAATAGGAGCTATAAATGCCAACATCCCTTGTATCAACGGGCGTACAGTTTCCCGACAACTCAATCCAAACCACTGCGGCTACGGCATCAAGCGGTGGTGGTGGGACAACTGCGTCTGGAAACGTAACGCTTACGTCTGCTTCGGTTGGTTCGCAGGCAATTACTACGACTGGCTGGGGTCAAACAGTTACGTTGCCAAGCGCAACGACGTTGTCTAAAGCGGCGGTTTTATATAACATTGCTAACACCGGTAATTTTCCGTTGCGTATTGCAAACAATGCAGGAACGTTACTTGGTTTTGTTTATCCAAACGAATCAGTTGCTGTTGGTTTGGCGGATAACTCTACGGCGGCTGGTGTGTGGACAGACTCGGGTTTAGACCCTGCGGCTATTACTTTTAACTACTGGAATAGAACCCTCTCTGGTTTAAGTACTTTTAATGACGCGATAGTCATTGACTCCACTAGAACTTTTATTTTCTTTTCAGTTAGTGGTTTTGTGTATGGTGCCGTTTATGACAGCGCAACCGGGGCATTTGGCGCAACAACTTTAATATTTACAGGAAACACCACTTGTGGAAAGGCAATTTTATCTGCCGCTAATCAAATTCTAGCTGTGTATTTTGCAAATAGCGGCAGTTACTATGGTGTTGTACTGTCTATAAGTGGCACAACAATTACTGTTGGAACGGCAGCAGTGGTAAGTGGAGCGAGTGCAACAACTGCTTGCTCTAACTTGGTTGCAGTAGGCTCTTCATTCGCTATAACATCACTGTGGCCCAGTAGCAATCAAGGTTTAATCGCGTATACCATAAGCGGAACTACTGTAACAATTGGCTCACGAGTGGTGATGGGTGGGACTGCGGGTGTTACAAGTACTTGGCAAATGGTGCTGTATGCCCCAAATACTAGCAAAGTACTTGCTTTTTATGTTAACAATACAGACAGCGCTAACTACGCACAGTTAGCAAATGTGTCAGGTTCAACAACCACACTCAACACCACCTTATCGTTTACTTACAGTGGAGGCGGGTTTAGAGTTGCTCCAATGGGTTCTCAGTATGCAATGTTTTATGAAAACGTCAGCGGTTTACCAGCCGGCGTTCTTTTTACAGTCAGTGGATCTACATTAAGCTCGAGCGAGGTCGCACTAAACCCTACTGGTTTTGCTACGATTAGCAACGCTTTGACTGACATGGATGTCGTAATTCTTTCTGCTACCAAAGCAGTTGTATTTCATTACCGAGCCAGTAACTCTTATGCCGTTAATATACTGACCAACACATCGGGCACAGCTTCTGCCGGAACTCCATTGACAATAAACGGTGCTGGCCAACGAGGTGGCTTAGCAGCTATTGGCGGTTCTGGCACCACCGCAACGTTTGCATATGAATCAGACTTTTATTACATAAATAAGCTTGTTATTGATGCCTCGGGTTCTTCGCCCGTTGCTTCTGATTTTGGTCAGGCACAGTTTCGAACTCAAAACTCTACAAACACAAGTAGAACTGGATCACTGTTTGATGTAACATCGGTCTCTAATGGGCATGGAATATACACATTAAACGGTTCTGTTGCACTTGCATTAAACACTACCAGATTTCCAATTACTGTGGCTGCGCCATTAACCGGGTCTGCTATTTATAAATCATCAACAAAAATAGCATCTGTAGTGTTGGGGGAGGGAGTTACTCCATTTGATCCAAACGCATCAAATAAAACGGTTGCATGGTTGGGTTATTTTGGTGCAAGCGGAGCGGTCAATAGTACTACAGGCGTTTTAATCCAACGCATTGAATCTGCTGCATAAGGAAACAAAATGTTACAAATCAGAATACCCGACGCAAACCCGCTTGGCCCTTTTAATACAATTGAAAAGCTTGGCGACAGATACGACTGCAACAACGGTGAGATGCATTTGCCGTTCACTGTGGTAGGTGACAACTGTGTAATTGAAGCGTGGGTTGAACCGCCTCCTCCAGAATCAGAAATTATTTCTGAGCCAGAGGCTCCCGCTACACCTGCGTAATCATGCGAGACTGGGCTGAAGCGTTCATCGTTGCGGCCTTTATATCCATCTTCATTGTGTGGGGTACGTTCACCCTTGTGTGGATTTGGGGATGAAATGGGTGCTAGTGCTCTTTATGCTAATGCCGGGGACTTCAAGCCAAAAGAAAAAAGAGGAGTACCGCTGTGTGCGGTGGGCGTGGACGGGTGATGTTTATAACCGCAAGGTAGTTTGCCTACAGTGGGAAAAGGTCGAGAGGAAATAATGGATCCGTTGACCGCACTAGCGGGACTTCAAAGTGCCATAGGGCTTGTCCGTAAGGCGGCACAGGTGGCAAATGACCTAGGTGGCCTAGGCGTGATGGTTGGTCGGATGTTTGACGCTAAGAGTCAGGCATCTAAGGCGATGGTGGAGGCCAAGCGGTCAGGCAATAAGTCTAACTTTGCGTTGGCGATGCAGATAGAAAACACGCTGATGCAGACCGCCAAGCTGGAGGCTGAGTTGCAGATGCTCTATATGCAGACGGGCCACATAGACGTGTGGAACAAGATTAAATCTCGGGCGGCTGAGATGGACAGGGATGATGCCATAGCCGCAAGGCAAGCAAAAGAGGAAGAAAAACGCCGTAAAGAGAAAGCACAAGAAGAACTTGAGATAGCGGCAGGTCTTACAGCAGGCGCTTTTGTTTTGATGATGTTTGCGTTTGGCTTGTATGAACTGTTTGAGTTTTGTGCTGTCAACAGGTGTGGAAGATGACTTGGTTTGATGTATTGCTTTGGTCTGCTGTACCGCTTAACTATTTCTTTTGGATAGTTGTTTATCCAAGGCTGGGAAATGAATGAGTACCAAAAGCAAGCCGACCTCTTCTTCAAGGTGTTTGTGCGGCTCTGTGTGGCGTGGTGGGTGCTTGGCCTACTCCGCTTCTTGCCTGACGATGTTGCTAAAAAAGTACTAGGGATGTTTGGACTATGAGTGACGAAAAACCAGCAGACATATTGAGCAAGGTGCTGTCCTACGTGGATAGCCCGTTTAAACTGTTTGCGCTGATACTGATGGCGGTGTTTGCGTTTTCTGGTTACTTTGTCTGGCAGAACCAAGAACTGCTGATGGGTGCGTACAAGGAGTCCAAAAGAATGCCAAGCATTGTTGAAGACAGAGTAGAAGACGCTGCGGCCCACTTGTTTAAGACCACCAACGCTACCATTGTTGCCGTGTTTAAAGTCAACCCCATGTTTGGAACCAGAGTGCTCCACCGTGCTTACACCAAAGAAGGCAGAGACAAAGTTAACGATGGACTGGATGTTGGCCTGTTTACACAGAACGCAGCCAACAATGCAGATGTGGTCAAATTGATGGCCAGCGAGATTCCTTGTGGCGAGTACAAGTCAGCGCAGTCTGAAATGGGCTTGTGGTACATCGCCAAAGGCGTTACATATACTTGCCGAATTAGCATCCCGCCTGACCCGAGCAGATTTGTAGGTCAGATTACCGTGGGTTGGGATAGTGAACCCGCCGACATTCAAGTGGCAAGAACCATGATGGAAATTGCAGCCACCATGCTTTCAAGGAGTAAACAGTAATGGCTCAGTTTGAACCTGCTTTTGAGCAGATGATTAGAGATGAGGGCGGCTACGTCCTTCATGAAGTGCCCGGCGACACGGGCGGCATGACCTACGCTGGCATTGCCCGCAACAAGAACCCCCAGTGGAATGGCTGGGCGCTTGTGGATAAGAAGGAATTCGGTGGCTCCTTAACGCCTATGGTGCGTGAGTTCTATCGTGTTGAGTTCTGGGACAAGATGCGCGGGAACGAGATTTCAAACCAAGACGTAGCCAACAGTATTTTTAATTTTGGTGTAAACGCAGGCATGGGCATGGCGGTCAAGCTGGCCCAGTTGGTCGTTGGAGCTACGCCAGACGGTGGTATTGGTGCTAAGACCATAGAGAAGCTCAACCAGATCACGGACGGCCAGCGGTTTAAGGAGTCCTATGCCTTGGCTAAGATTGCCCGCTACGTTGAGATATGTAACAAAAACCCCGTGCAGGTTAAGTTCCTCAAGGGTTGGATTAACCGCACATTGAAAGGTCTAGCATGAGCTTGCTTGCCGTTGGATCAATTATTGAAGCTGTCGGCAAGGTTGCAGGCGACCTGATTACCACCGACAAAGAGAAGATGGAGATGGAGATTGAGCAACGTAAGCTTGATCTTGAAGAGAAGCGCATTGACCAAGCTACAGACCTAGCCCAGATTGAGGTCAACAAGATCGAAGCGGCGTCCTCTAGCGTGTTTGTCAGCGGCTGGCGTCCTGCCATTGGCTGGATCGGTGTAGCAGCTATGGGGTATCAGTTTTTGCTGTATCCGCTGTTCCAGTGGGCATGGAAATACTTGCAGGCAATGGGCTGGGTTCCTGTGGGCATGGATCCCCCGCCGGTACTGGACGCAGACCAACTATGGGTGATATTATCAGGCATCTTGGGCATTGCCGGTATGCGTTCTTTTGAGAAGACCAAAGGCGTTGCCAGTAAATAAAGGTCGCCGATGCCATTACAAAAAATACTGTTCAAGCCGGGGGTCAATAAAGAGAACACCCGTTACACCACAGAAGGTGGATGGTATGACTGCGACAAAATTCGCTTCCGTCAAGGTAATCCAGAAATTATTGGCGGCTGGACAAGGCTTTCTACAAACACGTTTCTGGGAGTCTGCCGCTCATTGTGGAACTGGGTCACGCTTGCTGGCCCCAATCTTTTGGGCCTTGGCACAAACCTCAAGTTTTACATTGAAAAGGGCGGTGTTTACAACGACATCACGCCAATTAGAGCAAGCAGCACAATCAACAACAACCCGTTTACGGGCAACGGCACAACTACTGTGACCGTAACCGACACTGCACACGGCGGTGTTACTGGGGATTTTGTTACTTTTAGCGGTGCCACAGGCACGTACGCAACTACGTACAACGCCCAGTTTCAAATTGTTGTTACTGGCGTAGACACATACACCATATCTACTGCGCCGACAGTTATCCCCGCTGGCTCTACAGGCGGTGCTTCTGTTGTTGCCGCTTACCAAATTAACGTTGGCGCACCCTATGCTGTGCCTGTTACGGGCTGGGGCGGGGGTGTCTGGGGCAGTGGCCCTTGGGGTGTTGGCGCTGGTACGCTTTTCCCAATTCGTTTGTGGAGCCAAATTAACTACGGCGAAGATTTGGTGTTCGGCCCTCGTGGTGGCGGCATTTACTACTGGGATGCAACCAGCACAGTTGCTAGCCGTGGCGTAGCACTTAACACGCTTGGCGGCACAGTTACATTTACAAACGCTTCGCCTACAGTTGTGACCTCTGTCATTGAGTACACCGACGGGACAGCCCTTCAATTTGCCGCTACAACTTCTCTACCTACAGGTATTTCTGCGGCAACTACATATTACGTCATCAATAAAGGCGTCTCCGGCACAAACCCACTGACGTTTAATTTGCTTAATGCTGCCGGTACTTTGGTAGGCACTTCTTCAACGGGTTCTGGCGTTTACGTGTCGTTGCTTGTAGATGTACCAACTTTCCAAAATACACTGACGGTATCAGACTCTTTTCGGTTCATTATTGCGTTTGGTTGTAACGACTACGACAGTGTTGTGCTTGATCCTTTACTGGTTCGTTGGTCTAACCAAGATGATCCATATAACTGGACGCCGGATGACACCAACCAAGCAGGTTTTGCAAGGCTTTCACACGGCTCTGAGATCATTGCGGTTGTGCAGTCTCGTCAAGAGATTGTGGTGTTTACGGACTCCAGCATATACTCTTTGCAGTACCTTGGCCCTCCGCAGGCGTGGGTTCCGCAGTTACTTGGCGACAACATTTCTATCCAAGGACAGAACGCTGCCATCATTGCTTCCGGTATTGTTTACTGGATGGGCGTGGACAAATTTTACGCTTACGATGGCCGTGTGCAAACGCTCAATTGTGATCTGCGCCGTTACGTATTCCAAGACATTAACACCAGCCAAGCGGCTCAGGTTTTTGCAGGAACCAATGAAGGTTTCAACGAGGTATGGTGGTTTTACTGCTCTACCAACAGCATTGAAATTGACCGCTACGTAATCTACAACTACCTTGAAAAGACGTGGTACTACGGCACAATGAGTCGCACAGCTTGGCTTGATTCAGGGCTACGTGACTACCCAATGGCCACTACGTACAACAGCACTGCCGGTACTGGGCTGACGCTGTATCACGAGAACGGCTTGAATGACAGCGCGACAGCTACGACTTTGCCAATTAACGCTTATATTTCTTCGTCTGAGTTCGATATTGGCGATGGCCATAACTTTGGCTTTGTCTGGCGCGTGCTTCCGGACTTGACCTTTGAAGACTCTACAAACTCTCCCGCAGGAGCGGTGCCGACTGTCACCATGACGCTCTACGGTTTGGCCAACTCAGGCTCTGGAGTAACAAGCTCCGCAGGACAACCGGTAGCCAAAAGCAGTTCGTATGTGATTACCGAAGAGTTTACGGGCATGATCTTCACGCGTATGCGCGGTCGCCAGATGATCTTTAAGATTGAGTCCAACCAGATCAACACGGCTTGGCAGTTGGGCGCTCCGCGTATAGACATTCGACCTGATGGTAGGCGCTGATGACCAGACTTACGGTTGCCCCACCAAGTTTGCCGTTGGCTCCTGCGGAGTACGAACGCCGGTATCAGGATCAGCTAAACAACATTTTGCGTCTGTACTTTAATCGGATTGCAAACCCCGGCGACATTAACGGCTCGACGTTGAATTTGGACATTGCAACCATGCCGACGGATGCTGACTTCGGAACACTGCGTTCTGGTGATGTTTACTATGACACATCGGGTGGCGTAGCAACAAGTTACCCTCTAAGAATCAAAGCATGATATTATCGTTTAACCCCCATTTTGAGAGGCAAAAATGAGCCTGCACAAGTTTGCCCAAGACGTTGCCAGCAAAGGCCGTGGCGACGACTCTTTACTGATCCACATGACGCCGGACGAAGTCCAGCGCCTTCAAGCTTTTGCCCAAGCCAACGGTCGTTCATTGACCATTAACCCTGATACGGGTTTACCCGAAGCTGGCATGCTGTCGGACTTGTTTAAAGCTGTTGCCCCTATTGCCCTTGGCGCGTTCTTAGGCCCCGGCGCGTTTGGTATTGCTGGCATGGGTTTGAGCGCGGGTACGGCAGGCTTGGTCACGGGCGGTCTGACTACTTTGGCTACTGGCAGTTTGTCTCGCGGTCTCATGGCCGGATTGGGTGCGTATGGTGGTGCGGGATTAGCTGAAGGTTTAGCAGGTACAGGCGCAGGCATTTTAGGGCAGCAAGCCTCAGAAGCTACCGCCATGGAGTTGGCAAACGCAGGGGCAAGCGAAGGATTGACTGGCGAAGCATACAACAAAGCTTTCCAGCAAAGCGTCACAGATAAAATGGCTGGAGCCAACACGTTTTCCGCTGGATTAAACGCGGCCAAAGCCGACCCTATGGCGTTTGCCAAAGACAACTTTAAGTATCTGGGCGCAGCAGCAGCCCCAATCATGGCTGGGCAGATGGTTCCTACAACAACCAAGATGCCCGAGGAAACCAACCCTGCGTACATCCGTCAGAAGCTGTATGACCCTTACACCCAGACTTTTAAATCTTTGAAGCCTGTCAAAGCCAGCGAGTGGGGGGATCGCAACTTCTCCGACGCTTACACAAACCCACAAACAGGGATCGCTTCTGTATTAGATGTGCGCAAACCTGAACCTATGGCGGCTGGCGGTATTGTTGCATTAGCGGGTGGCGGGAATGTTGTCCGCATGGCTGGAGGTACTCCGCCTACTATGCTAAGTGATGAAGAGCTGTATCAAAAAACAGGTAGTTGGGAAGAAGCGGCTAGACTACGAGACGAACAAAACAACGCCCTGAACCAATACAACTGGGCGCAAGCTGCCCCTGCCGCCGCTGCCCCTGCCGCCGCTGCCCCTGCCGCCCCTGCCGCTTCTGCGTATAACCAATATACGGACGAGCAAATTGCCAGCTATCTGTCAACTAATCCAAACGTGGATATTCAGGAAGCAATCAAAACAACCAACGCTGATCCTGCTGCGGTCAACAGATACCTTGCAGGGATAGACAATTCTTTCCGTGGTTCTACTGACACAACGGGCGGCTCTGGCACGCTGGGCATCTACAACCAAATGAAAGCACAGGGTATTGACCCTACCGAATTGTACGGCGCTGCTACGGCGTTTGATCCTAAATACGCAGGTTGGTCAAAAGAAGATATTCAGCGTGGGTATAGCTTGGACAAAGGCGCATACGCGCTGTCTGACCAATTGGGCGGTAAAGTCTCTGACAAAGACTGGGCCAAGTTTATGGATGACAATAAGTATTCTATAAACGACATGGCGCAAGCTTTTGGCCTGTCTCGTAATGAAGTCAAGGCTCGCTACGACGCTGCTAAAAAGCCTCCCGAAAAGCCTATAACATTTAAGAACCCAGTTACAGGCGGCACGATGACTGCGCCTACGCGCACAACAACCACCGTGCTACCAACAGACCCGACAGTTAACGCGCCTCCCGGCACAAAGAATCCGTACGGCGGCCCCAACACTCCGGGCGACAAAACATACAACCCAGACGGCTCTATCACTGTGACGCCTAACATTCCCGGTCGTCCGTATGGTGGTTTCTCGGGCATGGACGAAGTCAAGAACGCGTACACCGCTGGCGGCGGCAGCTTGGGGTACATCCCCAAAGCGCCTAAAACAATCGCCGAGTTTAACGATATGTACAACCAGCAGACAGGCGACTCTTTGGCTGCGTACAACTACCTCATGGGCAAAGGTGGCGCTAAGTTTCCGATTCAAAGCGTTGCAGCGTCAACGGGCATTAACCGTCCGTATTGGACTGGCGCTATGCGCTACAAGCAAAAGTTTTTGACAAGCAACCCAGATGGCACGGTTACTTCAAGCGAAACAAATCCCAACGCGCCTAAAGCAAAAGGTGCTGCTGGCGCTAAAAAGGCCATCAACATCCTTGACAACCAAGGCAACACACTAGAAGCCACGCTGGGTGAAGATGGGTACTACTACACGTCTGACGGCAATAAGTATGATTCTTCTGGCGTTCAAGTCATGGCTCAAGGTGGCATCTCTGGCGACGGCGGTTTAAATTTGCACATTCCGCTTAACTTTGGTGGTGGAGGCGGTCAAAGCGGGTTTGGTGATTACGGTGCTGGAACGCCTATCCCAATGATGGGTACATTTGGGGGCCAAAACAATACGGGTACTGGCGGTTACGGCTATGCAGATCGTCCTGACGAAACCGGCGGTTTGTACAAAGGCCCGATGATGCCCGGAGGTTTAGACGACACAATGACCCCGGGAATGATGGCTGAGAATGCAGCAAATCAACAAAAAAACGCATCCGCGCAAGCGTACGCAACGGCAAACCCCGCATCTGTGTCGGACTTAGCAAAAGGTCTTGGTTTGTTTGCCAACGGCGGTATGACGGGTTACGCTATGGGTGGCGGCTTGGGCTCTTTGGGTAGCTACTCTGATGGTGGTCGTTTGCTCAAAGGCCCCGGTGACGGTGTGTCTGACAGCATCCCTGCAACGATTGGCGCTAAGAGACAGCCCGCACGCCTTGCCGATGGTGAGTTTGTGATCCCTGCGCGTATCGTGTCTGAGTTGGGTAACGGCTCAACAGAAGCAGGAGCTAAAAAGCTTTACGCCATGATGGATCGAGTGCAAAGAGCACGCGGCAAGACCACAGGCAAAAATAAAGTAGCGGCAAATTCCCGCGCTGACAAACATCTTCCCGCTTAAGGAATAGATCATGGCATCACCAACACTGCAACAATCGAGCATTACGCAAACCACAATCCCTGACTACGCTAAGCCGTATGTTGAGGACATGCTGGGCACAGCCGCAGGCTTGACAGACCCCAATCAAAACCCGTACATGCAGTACATGGGCGACCGCGTTGCGCAGTTCTCTCCTTTGCAAAAGCAGTCTTACGATAATGCGGCGTTGATGCAGTCTTCCCCTCAGTTGCAAGACGCAACTGCTATGGCAGGCTTGGCTGGTTTGGGCGCTCTCAACACACAGTACACCTACGACCCGTACAAGTCAGGAAGTATTACCGATCAGTATGTAAGTACGACGGAGTACGACCCGAGCAAGCCGCGTGGTAGTGGCAGCGTTCTTCAAGACTACATGAACCCGTACCGCGAGCAGGTAACGGACGTTCAAAAGCTCAATGCCCAGCGCCAAGCCGCAGTAGCCAACCAAGGCCAACAGGCGCAAGCTGCTCGTGCAGGTATGTTTGGTGGCTCTGGACAAGCACGCCAAGCCAGTCAAGCAAACGCAGAGTTGCAACGCAACCTGCAAGGCATTGATGCCGCCGGTTTGCAAAACGCCTACCAACAAGCACTAGCGCAGTTCAACACTGAGCAAGGTCAGAAGCAAGGCGCAGCCCAACTGAACGCACAACAGCAACAGTTTGGCGCAGGTCTGGGTCTTCAAGGTCTGCAAACCGCTAACCAAGCCGCTAGTAACTTGGCCAACATTGGTAACACGCAGTATCAGCAGAACATGGGCATCAACTCGATGCAGAACCAGTACGGCTTGCAACAACAGAACCAGTCGCAGAAGATCCTTGATACGCAGTATCAGGACTACCTAAACGCTCAGAACCATCCGTACAAACAAGTGGGCTTCATGTCCGACATTTTGCGCGGTTTGCCTTTGACTCAGCAGTCTTCGTCTATGTACGGACAGGCGCCTTCCATGTTGTCTCAAATAGGTGGCGCAGGTTTAGTCGCTAAAGGTCTTGGCGCATTTGCTGGCGGCGGCGCTGTTGGCGATCGTCCTGCTGGTCTGGCTGAATTAGCTATCTACAGAATGGGTCAGGATTAAATCATGCAATTAGAAGAACTATCTAATATCTCTGACAATTTGGCGATGATGGCAGACCCTGCTTTGCAGCAGTTTGCCCAGATGCACAAAGAAGATCCATACATGGTGTCGTTGGCGCTTAGCGAAAGCAACCGCCGCAAAAAGATGCGTATGGCGGCTCAAGGGCAAGCCGGCGGAATGCCGCAACCCAAAGTAGTTGATGCTGCAATTCAAGGCATGGCTCCTGCCCCCGCACCTGCACCTGCTCCTATGGCAGCGCAGACACAGCTTCCAGAGAACCAAGGTATTGGTGCTCTGCCCGCACCTAATATGCAGGGCTTAGCTGATGGCGGTATTGCTGGCTATGGTGACGGTGACATGATGCAAAACGCTGAGCCTGTGCTTCGTATGGCTGGTGGTGGTATGACGGGTTACATGCCCGAATTTAAGAATACAGGCGCTGTTAATGCCGCGTTTGAGGCTGCGCTTGAAAAAACATTGAAGTACGAAGGCGGCTACGTTAAGGACGACGCAGGCAAAGGTGAGTCTAACTTTGGCATCAATAAATCGGCCAACCCTGATGTTGACGTTAAAGGCTTGACCAAAGAGAAAGCACGCGAGTTATACAAGAAGCGTTATTGGGACGCTATTGGTGGTGATGCCTTGGCTGCAAAAGACCCCGCGCTGGCTACGATTGCGTTTGATACAGCGGTCAACATGGGCGTCAGCAAGGCAAGCCAGCTTATTGCACAGTCCAAAGGCGACCCTTCTGCAATGCTGAGTTTGCGCCAACAGCACTACGACAACTTAATTAAAGACAACCCAAAGAAGTTTGCCCCGTACGAAAAAGGTTGGAAAGACCGCGTAGCTGACTTGGCTACGTCTGTTATTCCTTCTGCGCAAGCTGGCGAGTTGCCAAAGCCTGCTGTTGCTGCAGCCCCTGCCGATTCTGGTGCGGCTTCTCAAATCCCCGGTCAAACGGTACAAGCGCCTGCTTCTAACTACGATCAAACCAACTCGTTCTTTGGTCGGATTGCGGACAAGCTGGGTATTCCTCTTGAAGCTCAACGCCAAATTGGTACCACGTTAAACGCCCCCACACCTCTGGCGCCTGTTGTTGGCTCAGCCAAATCAGGATCTTCTGGAATTGTTGCTTTGGGTGAGAAGATTGGCGACAAGCTTGGGTTTTTGCAAGGGCCTAAAGGCCGTATGTCGCCACAAGAAATTGCTGCATTGCAAAAAGAATCTGGCGGTTTAAAGGCACTCGAAGCCTCTCAGCAAGTTACCAAAGAAGCACAAGCCGCTGGCGCTACGCTTGATGAGCAAGAGTATTTGCGTAAGATGATTGAGGCTAATCGCGCCAAAGAAGCGGCAGCCAAATCCAGCAAGTCTGCTGATATTGCAGAAGCTTCTATGCTACGAGAAGGCCAAGATGTTGCCACGGCTCAGCGCCTAGCGCAGACAGGCGAAAGAGCGCAAACTGCTGGACGTGCGGACGCTCTTGTTGATCGAGTAATGCCTGCATCTACACCCGAGGCAACCCCCACGCTTGGCGCAGACCAAAGAGCGCCTGTACGCTACGACGAGTTTGGCCCTATAAATCTTGGCCCTGAATCGCTCGATCTAACCAAAAAAGAAATGGATGCCGTGGCCAAAGACGCCAAGGAAGCTACGCCTGTTGAAGCCCGCAAAGGTCTTACAAACGATGACTATCTAATGATGGGTCTAAATCTGTTAGCTAGCAAAGCTCCTAACTTTGCTACTGCCTTTGGTGAAGCGGGTGTTGCAACCCTTGGTGCTAAGCGTGCGCGTGAGAAAGATGAGCGAGAAGAAGCTAAACTCAAGGGCTCTGAAGAGTTGCAAAAAGCTCAAGCCAAGTACTACGGTGCATACGCCGGTGCTATTGAGCGTGGTGCCAAAGAAAAGAACGACGAGTTGGAAGCCGAGAAGTTGGTTCGCCAGTACATGGGTGACTGGGAAAGGAACAACAAGATTGCAAACATACAAGACCCAACAGCACGTTTGCAAGAAGAAGCGCGTATTCGTCAACAGATCTATACAAGTCTTGGGCTTACATCTATAATGCCAAAACAGGCTGGCTCAGCCTCACAATCAGACCCCCTTGGCATTTTGAATAAAAGGTAAGCCATGAAAATTAGCGAGATCCGCCAAAAGTATCCTCAATACAAAGAACTGAGTGATAGGGAATTAGCGGATGCGCTGCATGACAAGTTCTACCCCGACATGGAGTTGGGGGACTTTTACGAACGTGTAGGGCTTGCCAAAAAAGGCATAGGCGCTGCGGTAGGCAAAGGGATTGAATCCCTGATTTCGTCTGGCCGCACAGCTATCGGTGCGTTAACTGGTTCTGCTGAAGAAGCCGCCACTGCCGGCTTAGAACGCGGCAAAGACATTGGCACACGCTATGCTGACCAAGTTAGCCTTGACAAAGTAAAAAAAGCCTACGAAAAAGATGGCGTTCTGTCTGCCGCTGGCGAAGCCATTAGCCAAGTCCCTGCGGCTCTTGCTGAACAAGCCCCTAACCTTGCCGCCACATTTGGTAGTGCTCGTGCAGGCGCAGCGCTTGGTTCCGTTGCTGGCCCTGCCGGTACAGTAGTTGGCGGTCTTGCAGGCGCAGCATTACCATCTTTAATTCAGCAGTTTGGCGGCAACATTGAGCGTCAAGCAAGTGAGCAAAAAGGTCGGGGCGAAGCTCTTAAGATTGATACCGGAGCCGCCGGCGCTGCTGCCGTTCCTCAAGCCGCCTTGGATGTGGCGGGTACGTTTATTCCCTTGGGTGGCCGTCTTGTCAGCAAACTGACCGGCATTCCAGAGAAAGCGTTTTTTGGTAAATCTGCCGCGCAAGTTACCAAACTTGCAGATGAAAAACTACTAGCTACCCTTGCCAAAGGCACGGCCACTGGCGCTCTTGCTGAGATTCCAACTGAAATTGCCCAACAGATGATGGAGCGTGCGCAGGCAGGGTTATCCCTAACTGATGCCAGCGCATTGAAAGAATACGGCGAGACTGCCTACCAAGTTGGTTTGCTTGCACCTATTGGTGCGGCGGGACGTTTGTCTAGTCGTGCTGGTGCGCGTGGTGAAGTGCTTGCTACAAAGCAAGAAGAAGCACGCACACAACGGGAAGAAGAAGCTAAGACAGCGCAAGAAGAAGCTGACAAGTTGGAAGCGCGTAAACAAACGCCCGAGTACTTGCAAGAGATACAACAAAAGTACTCAGACTATCAAAAACAATTTGATGATCTAAACGCTAAAGCCAAAGTTAAAACTGATCCCAACGACTTTGCAGGCATTGAAGCCAAGCGTGAGGCGCGTAAGCAACTGGCTGAGTTGAAACAATCAGAAGAGTTTAAAAATCTAGTAACGGAATACAGGGCGGCACTGCCACGCATAGCGGCCATGGAGCAACAAAAAGTTGCTGACGAACAGCAACGTGTTGCAGGCATTGAGCAAGAAGCCGCCGCACTGCCACAAGATACTCAAGCGCAAGAATATTTTCAATCTTCGCAAGGCACGCTCCCCGGCTTTGAGCCAGTTGAGACAACCACCAAGATGCCAGAGGTGGACAAAGACGCGCAGTACGCCGATCTTAAAAACCAATACTACAACCTGACCCGTGCGCTTGAAGACCAACAGCAAAAGGAATCTGATGCCGCCGCTAAAGGTGACATTGCTGAACTTGAAAAGTTGCTTGGCCAACGCTCGGGCATGGAGACAGCGCGTAAACAAGCGGTTGATGAATTGGCGCTTGTCGGTGTTCCTATTGACCGCATGGCGGAAGCCAAGGCTATTAGCGAGAGACTAAGCAAAGCCAAAGATCAACTCAAAGCCATGGCTGGCCCCGGCTTTGATCCTGCCAAAGCACGCAAGCTGGTGGACAAGATCAAGACGTACGAAGAAGAAATGGCGCAGTACCCCGGAGTCCAACAAGACTTTGGGCTAAAGGCTACCAAAGAACAGCGCGTAGATACGCCTGAAGAGTTCCGCATAGGCAAGCAACGCTTGCAGGCTGATCGCATGGCTCCGTTGTTTGCCGGCCAAGAGCGTGGTGCTGCGGCGCAGTCTTTCATGGACGCTATCAAATCTTCGGATGAGTACAAGCGTCAAGCTAAAGTAAACCCAGAGATTGCCGCCCTGCTTCGCATGGCTGAGCCTAAAGACACATCTGCGGCTACCGGCACTGAAATTAAACGCATGGAAATGCAGGGCATGGAGCCTGCTCGCACAGATCAGTACTCCTTGTTCGATGAAGCCCCAGAAGTTCGTAGCGACATCCAGTCTGGCACAGGCGCACTAGCAACGAAATCCCGTTCAGCACTGATGGCTGAGTTGCAGATTGCTACTGCCGCTGGTAACCGCCAAGCCAAAGCTGACGCTATTGCCGCACTGCAAGACTTAAAAGCCAAAGAAATTGCCGCCAAAGAGAAAGCTGCCGCACCTACTGCAAGCGGTGTAAGTGGTGAGTTTGATACCGCCCCCGTTGCTGGAGCCCTTGCCGGTACTAAGATGCCTGCAGATGTAGCGCGTAAACAAGCCGTTGCCGATGCCCGTGAACTGTCCTACGCCAAGATGGTGACGCTTGTTAGCCAGTTTAATAAAGGCAGAGTTAAGCAAGACGAACTGGATACTGCGCGTAAACAAGTACTTGACAATCTTGTTGCTGACATTGAGCTTAACCGCGGCTCGTCTATGCCTGCCGCTGAACGCCTTGATATTGAGCGTGAAGCCAATATCCAGTTGCGTGACTTAATTACCCGCTTTGGCGACACGCGTGAGTTGACGGAAGTCAAGGGCGAGAAAGGCCAGACAAGCCTGATCCCTTCACAAACGCAGACAGGCGAGTTCCGTACCGAAGGCGGGCAAGGCCCAACAGTTGAAGGCCGCACAGAAGGCCGTAGGACATTTGGTAGCCCGTATGCTGCCGCCATGACCATCAAAGAAGGTCTGGATCAGATTCGCAACAAAGCAATCTCTGGAGAAAAAGGCACGGCTATCGAGCGCACATATACGCCCGAAGAAGCCTCTGTTGAAGCCTTACAAAAGGACATGGACAAAGCGTTTGCCGCGCCCAACCTGCCTGCTGAAGTCCTCACACTACTTAACCGTGTGGCTGACAACTTTGATGTGGTCAAGACCAACCCATCAGAGGGAACGGAAACAGCCCTGCCGCCCAGCGCCCGTGGCACAGTCCCAACAAAACTGGTGGACGACATCTCCTCATGGCTGCACCGCGCCATGGTCACAGGTAATAGTGATCCGGCAATGTCTGCGCGTGTTACTGAGCGCCTTGACCAGCTTGAGAAAGCTAAGATTTCTGAGACACAGCCAACAACGCGTGGCACAGAGACTGCCATCCAAGGCGAGTTAGACTTAGAAGGCAATAAACTCAAAGGTCGTATTTTTGAGTCTGCTCAAGCATTTGAAAACTATCTAGGCAGCGAAGCATTGCAAGGTTTGCGCTCATCCATGGGCATCGTTACCCAGACTGTTGCACGCCTGACACGCCAATTAGCTCCGCTAAAAGCACAAGCAGAGGGCTTGGCCAAGCAACTTAAAGCCGCCCAAGATCAGTACGATAAAGCCGTAGCCGTCAGGGGTGCCGATGTTGGCGCAGCCAACCAGATTTTGGAAGCTACTAAGCGCCGCTTGAGCCGTGTTGAGAAAGTCTTGGATGGCCAGTTGCGTCAGTTCCAGATTGATTATCTCAAAGCAAGCACTGCGTTTGAGTTCTCTGCACAGACATCTGAAGACATCGCTGACGCGGTTGAAGCCAACACAAAAACATTCAGCCAGCCTGAGTACGATGCACGTAAAGAATACGTGACGGCTAAACGTGACTTGCGTATACAAATGCGCAAGCGGTTGCCTGCTAAAGCCCATCCAAAGCTGGAGATGGATTCGTTCAGTAAAGGTTTGAGCGACTACTCTGAGCGCCGCAAAGAATACATCCGCCCTGCGGAAGAGCGTCTAGCCAAAGCAACAACTGCGTATCGTGCGCAGGTGGCGCGTAACCAACGCCAGTCACACATCGTAGCGTTCTTGGACAGGGACTTGTCTTTGCAGATGCAGCTTCAAAACGAAGCGGCTTTGATGGACGGCTTGGCCACTAACCTAGTTAACACCAAGATGGCCTTGGACGAAGCGTTTGAAACGCAAGATCGTAGCCGTATTGAGAAGGCACAGAAAGACATTGCCACAGCAGAGCAACTTAAAACAGAAGCCGCTGCTGAAAACGATACCAAGATCAAAGCGCTTACCGGCCAGATTGCTGACTTGTCAGACAGCTTGCGTAATATACAGCGCCAGATTCGCGGTGAAGAAGGTGCAGTAGCCGAGCAGCAGAATGTGCGTCTGGCCACTAAGGAAGAGACACAAGCTGACCGCGAAGCCCGTGATGCAGCAGTTCGCAAGAAAACGCAAGCACAGCGTGAGAGCTTGGAACTGATCCCCGGTGAAAAGATTTCTTTTGAGAAGCGCCGTCAACTCATTGAGTTCTTGGACGCATCGCCTGCAAATCTGGACGAACAAGACGCCATCATTAAAGATGAAGACTCTACAGCCAAGCAAAAGGCCGAGGCTCACTCAGAGATTACGCGCATCAACACGCGCATGGAAGAGCTTACCAAGCTGTTCTCCAACGAGCCAGAGATTGCACAAGCCGCTACTGCGGCCATCGACAAGCGCATCACCAAGCTACAGAAAACCATTGACGCTGTAACTGCACGAAGCCAAGAGAAGGGCATTGAGAAGAAGCTATACGACTCGCGTATTAAAGAGTTGAACAAATACAAGCAGGAGATGAAGAAGCTTCAAGCCAAGCGTTCAGCTAGGCGAGGTGTTGAGCGTACGCCTGTTGGCCCTAATATTTACGAAGAACCCATGGCGGTTCAAGGTCAGGCACGTACAGTTGTTGCCGCCCCTGCTCCTGAGTTGGAGCCCGTAGAACCCGGCGTTCGTCTTGCTCCTCGTAGGATTGGCCCCGTGGTCAAGGCAAACGTTACCGCTGGTAATGTGCGTACAGGTGACTTGACGACTGTAGATGAGCGCACACTTCCGCCTAACAGTCGCGTTAAGCAGTCTGGCACGACACGTCCTATGACTGGTTTGCAAGCTCAAAGACAGGCCAACAAAGACACTGCGCTCAAACGTGCAATGGATCGACTAACGTACTTGGAAGACCTGCAAACAAGAAACGATGACGCTCTTGCTGTGGCACAAGAAGCTGGGGACAAAGACCGTATTGCTAAACTGACAAGCAACACGACACGTATCAATGACAACATTGAGTTGGCAAACAACGAACTTGCCAAAGTAAACAAAGGCGTTGCCCGTATTGCTGAAATCTATCGCCCAGACACACTAAGCCAAGCAGCCGCTACAGCTTCGCAAGGCCCTGCGCTCAGAGACAAGGTGGACACGGAGCAGAGTGCTGCTGCCATCATGCAGAACATCTCTAAGACATCGACCAACCCAATCAATAAAGCGGTGGCTGAGCGTCTGAAGATGTTGTTAGGCAACACTCGCGTTTACTTGGAAAACAATCTAACTGACAACAACGGCAATGCTGTGTACGGCCAAGCCGCTGCTGACGGCTCGTTTATTGTTTTGGACAAAGAGTTTGGTTTAAATGAAGTGACCGCGTTGCACGAAGGTGTACACGCCGCTGTTGAGCGCGTCATGCGTATGCCTGAGAGCGAGCTATCTGCTGACCAGTTAGCCGCTAAACGTGAACTTCAAGCTTTGTTTGAAGCCGCCCAGAAGGACGGTAAGTTTACTAACGAGAACGCTTTGACAGACCTGAGTGAGTTTGTCTCTGAGGCTTTGTCTGACAATGTGTTCCAGCAAGAACTTTCACAGCGCAAGTGGACACTTCAAAACATGTGGGAAGGTTTGAAGCGCGGCATTATGAAGATGCTGGGCATCGATATGCCTACCAACATGATGGAAGCTACGCTGGCTGCAGCCGACCGCATTATGACCAAGGTGCCTCGTGCTACTCAAGCGGACATGACGTTGGATGCGCCAAGGCTAAACCGCCCACGCAACTCAGAGTTTGACGACATTGTTAACATTTCTAACAAGATTGTTGCCCGTCAGAAAACTTGGAGCGAAAGCATCAAGGTCAACGCCACAGGCTTGGCCATGGAGACCCAGTTGGTCGACCGCTTTGCAGGATTTGAGCGCCTGTCTAAGACGATGGATAAGCTCAAGGGCATCCAGATGATGTACTACTTGCGCATGTATGACCAGCGCATGAACTTTGTGGCGCAGTCTGCCGCTAATGGTGCGTTGCAAGTGGTTGAGAAAACCCGTGCCGATGGCCAGAAAGAGTACATCATTGAGAGCAAAGCAGGCGCCAGCTTGCGCGGTGTAGCCGAGATTCTCAAAGGCGCCGCAAGTGAAATGGGCAGCGTCGACAACGCCAGCCGTACGTTTACTACTTACATGGCGGCTCTGCGTGCTAAGCGTGTTGGCTTAGACAAACTGAACTTTAGCGGTACTGTGACGCAAGCGGAACTAGATCGTGTACTGGCAACAGTTGAAGGCAATAAGACCATCAAGGATGTCTTTGAGCGTGCCCGTGAAGAGTACAACACGTACAACAAAGGGCTTATTAACTTTGCTGTGGCCACTGGCGCTATGCGTAAAGCCGATGCTGAAATGTTGCTCAAGAGCAATGACTACATCCCGTTCTATCGTGAGCGCAACGGTGTTGTCGAACTGATGATTGGCGGAGAAAACCCCGTCCGTATTGGTAACATTAAAGAGCAGCCGTATTTAAAAGACTTGGTTGGCGGTGATGCTCCCATCATGGACTTCATGGTTAGCTCGGTGCAAAACACCAACATGTTGGTGGACATGGGCTTGCGTAACTTAGCCACAAAGAACGCTGTGTTTGAGTTAAAGAACATGGACATGGCCAAGATCACGGACAAGATGACTTCCGGCAACGACGTCGTTAAGTTTAAAGTTGACGGTGAAGACCGCTACGCCATGATTGATACCGATGCTGCCGGCGTTCCTGCTGACATCTTGGTCAAGGGCATGGAAGGTATCCCAACACAGATGCCGTTTATGCTGCGTGTTTTAGCGGCTCCAGCCACGTTGTTGCGCAAGGCTGTGACAGCAACGCCTTTGTATGCGGCTCGTCAGTTGTTCCGTGACTCCTTGGCGGCTCCCTTACTGTCTGGCGCTGACTTCTTCCCCGTTACTGGAGCGCTTAAAGAAATTGGAAGCGCAACCAAGAGCACGCTTGAGAGCCGAGGCATTACAGGTGGTCAGGTGTTTACTGGCGGCGCGGCAGATATTACCGACATCATGCGCCGCATTGCGTCTGGTAAGGGTAATTTTGCAGACCTCATGTCTAGGGCAGAAAACTTCTCCATGGAGGCCGATGCGTTGTCTCGCCGTGCGCAGTACAACAGCTACATCAAGCAAGGCTTGTCCGAGATGGAAGCCACATACATGGCGCTTGAGTCAATGAACTTTACCAAGCGCGGTGCTTCTCCTAGCATCCACATGGCCAACTCGTTGATCCCGTTCTTCAACGCACAGATTCAAGGTCTGAACGTGCTGTACAAAGCTATGTTTGGCAAGATGCCTTTCAATGAGCGCTTGAAGATTCAAGAGAAGCTGTTGACTCGGGGCTTGATGATTGCCGCTGGTACGATGGCGTACGCCGCCATGATGCAAGACGACGAGGCTTACAAAAACGCTACGCCAGATCAGAAGTACGGCAATTGGTTTGTACGCATCCCCGGTGTGTCTGAGCCTATCAAGCTCCCTATCCCGTTTGAGATTGGTTACATCTTCAAGGCATTGCCAGAGGCGCTGTACAACTCAATGGTCAACGAGCATGGCGGTGAGGAAGCCGTTAAAGCGTTCCGTCAAATCCTGATAAACACCATCCCCGGTGGTTCTTCCTACGGCATACCGCAAGGTATGAAGCCGTTGATCGAGGCAGGGCTTGGCCAGTCGTTTTACACAGGACGCGGCATCATGTCACCTCACGAAGAAAGGCTGTTGCCTGAAGCACAGTTCCGTGAGAACACTTCACAGGTTGCTAAGACTGTCGGCGCTGCTGCGGGTGTCTCGCCTATCGTCCTTGAGCAGTTGGTGCAGGGTTACACAGGCACGCTAGGGATAGCCCTCTTGCAAGCGGTCAGCATGCCTTTTGGCAAGTCAGACTCGCCAGAGAAAGCGTTTAAGCGTTTGTCGGAAATGCCATTGGTGGGCGGTGCGTTCCAGCCAAACGATGCTGGCGGCATCATCAACCGCGCATACGACAGGATGCAGGAGTTCTCCAAAGTTAAAGCCACCGTGGACGATTTGCTTGAAAGAGGAGAGAAGTCCAAGGCGATGGAACTCATTGACTCTAAAGCCAAGCAGTACGAGGCAGGTGAGATTGCTCACGACTTCACAACTACGATGGCCGAGATGTCACAGTACGAGAGAGCCATCCGCGCTTCTAACTTGGACGGCGAACAGAAACGTGAGCGCTTGGATGACATCCGCAAGATCAAGATCAGGTACGCGGAGACGATGCGCGGGGCAGTCGATAAAATAATACCCCCGTAAAGCCTTGATAGATGCCCGTCTTAGCACGGGCGTCCAGAACTCTACTGAGGGTAGCTCTCTTCAAGCCAAGTTCACGCACAGGGTCGGTGTCAAGGCAGGGGATAAAGAACCCCTGCCCTTTTTCAATCTTCGTCCACGGGAACTGGATTAAGGATAGTTTCATCGACTTCGTCCATCTTACGTCTGACGCGCATCACAGTAACACGCATCGGTGGCCCCTTGGTCTTGGCGGTCATATTCTTCTTTAAGAACTCAACAGTAAACGTATCCTCAAGCTGGCGCTTAAATGAAGCGTAACCGAAACTCGTAGAGGCGCAATAAGATTTAAGCAACTGCTCCTCAATAAAGTAGTCCACGTAGCCCTTGGTCATGCCGTGCTCCACACGCCCTAGAATCTTGTTGCGGGTAATTGACTGGTCAATGGTCTGGCCGTTACCCAACTCAGCCATCAAGCCGCCTTCGCTTGGGCGCACTACGATGAAACTGCCGTAACTCTCACGAGTGTAGGCGTTTAGTATGTCTTCTGCGTTACGCACGCTGTTCTTCATACTGGCACGCATGGTGGCCACAACCTTCTTAAAGGCGTTCAAGACAGGGCGCAGGGGGATCTCGACAATGCCTGCGGCCTTGAAAGCATTACGTGCATGCACTGCGGTTCCGATACCCGCCATCCAGAAGCGCTCATCGTTGGTTGCGTTGAACTCTGTGTACATGGCTGTCACCGCTTCGCGCACAGATGTAGG